CAACAAAAGATTACTGATTAAACGAATAAGAGACCTATACGAATCCAAGGGTTCGGAAATTTCGCTTAAACTTCTATTTCAATTATTTTATAATACCGCTGTTACTACAAGACACCCCTACGACTCAGTATTAAGACCTTCAGATGGTAAGTGGAACCAGCGAAGCTCTCTTCGTGTGCTTAGAACATCTGGTAGCGCAGGTGATATAAAAGATCGTTTTATTTCTTTTACTAAAAATCAAATTGAATATACAGCGGAAGTTGTAAGGGTAAAAACACTTGATATAGATTTATATGAAATCTTTTTTAAAGCGCCCTATCCTGTACCGTTTGAAATAAACAATACTATATCAATAAGTAACGCTACCGGGATTATTTTTACTGGTATTTTACAGCCTACATTAACAACGACAAGAATTATCTCTGGCGGTAGTAATTTTAAAGCTGGCCAAGTCTTTACACTTTCAATTGCGGGAGGCCTGAACACTCTTGTACGGATTACTAAAGTTAGTAGTACAGGTGCTATTGAAAGATTAAAAATATTAAGTTATGGTTTTGGGTTTAATGAAAGTATTTCTATTAATCTTTCCAATACTGGAGGTGTTTCGTCGCGTACCAAATATCTAGCTACAACAGGTGGAGGTTTTTTCGAAACTATTACCATATTGAGACCCCATTCAACAGCAAATGCAAATAGGTATTTTGATACAGATTATGTAAGCCCCTATAACTTCACTGGTGATGATCTTGTAGCGCAAACTATATCTTCACAGCTATTAACCTCAATAACTACATTAGGTACAGAAAATACTAATGATGCTGTATTGTCATTTAATACAGGATCAATTGCTAGATACCCCGGGGAGTATACCTCAACACAAGGTTTTGTATCTGAACCTGATAACAGGCTTCAAGATAATGAGTTATTCCAACCGTTCGCCTATCAAGTGGTATCTGAATTAGATATCAGTGTATTCTACGATATAGTTAAAAAACTCATACACCAAGCAGGTACTAATTTATTTGTTGATAGAGTTTTATCTGCAACTGCTGACATATCAGGAATTATCAGTGTTCAAAGCAGAAAGAATGTTAACTCAGAGCTTAACAGCGTATTTACAACCCTCGATGCATCATATAAACTAATAAGAAAATTAGCGGATAATGATAATGTAGTTACATCAGCCGAAATTACTGCCTATCAGTTAACTAAACCCCTAACTGATAATACAACAATTTCAGATATAATTACAATTAGTGTCATTAAAGCCCTTACTGATGATCTCCAATTTAGTGACAACAACTTCTTTACCCTTAATAAGGTAGAGTTAGATAATGTTAATGTAAGTGGCTTAGTTGAAGATTATACCGATAATGTAGGGGCAACGGGGTACTTCTTAGAAACCTATGCCGCTACAACAGCAATTACATTTAGTTAACATACATGATAGCTTGTATAAATATAACACAGAACTTCTTATAGGAATAAAACATGTTCACAGAATCAATTAATGTTAAAGGTAACTTAGAAGTTATTCTTTTAGACGAAACCGGTAATCAAAAAGACTACCGTAAAATTAATAACCTAGTTGTGGCGGTTGGTAAGGATACTATTGCATCTAGAATGGTAGGTAACACAACTGCGATTATGAGTCATATGGCAGTGGGTTCTTCCAATACATCACCTGCAACCTCCCAAACCGCTCTTGGTACTGAATTAGGTCGAGTTGTACTTGACTCTACAACCCGAGCCGCTAACACAGTGACATACGTTGCAACATTTCCAGCCGGTACGGGTACAGGCTCGCTTACCGAGGCAGGTATTTTAAATGCTTCATCAAGTGGAAATATGCTTTGCCGTACCTCTTTTGGTGTAGTAACTAAAACTGCTAGCGACACCGTTATTATTACCTGGAACGTTACTGTAGCTTAATATGGCTTTTCTCTTAAAAGACACCATCCACCATTCATTGGTGGAGACGGTGTATAACGAAATTTTATCTCGCCGATCTAATTACTATTACTTTATAGGTAATGTATTAGATTGGGCTGACCCTCAGAATCCAGCTTCACCTGAAGCTACTAGTGATTATGAGCGTTATACACGTAATGGTATTTTAAGCGTAAAGAAAATTAATTTAAGAGATATTTCCTATGTAATTCCCAGAATAGACTGGGTGTCAGGTACTGTATATGATCAATATGATGGTAATTACAGTACAACATCTCCTTCTACAAGTGGGGCCACAAACCTTAAAGATGCCAACTTTTATGTATTGACTACCACTTTTGGTGTTTATAAATGTATCTTTAACAATAATGGTGCAGCATCTACTGAAGAACCTTTTGGTCAAGACATAACAACTATCATCACATCCGATGGTTATGTTTGGAAGTACTTATATACAATTCCCCTTTCATCTCAAAATCGCTTTTTAACTGTGGATTATATGCCGGTTCAAAGAGCGGTTACTAATGCATATTATTCTAAAGGTGAAATTAGCAGCATTACTATTGACAGCCCGGGCACAGGTTATATTGGTAATTCAGCCGTGACGCTTACTGTACAGGGTCAGTTCTTAGGCAAAACAGGTAATTCAATTGCAAATTTAACACCCGTATTTAATACCTCTGGTGAATTTATTGATGTTATTATTAAAGATGCAGGTGCAAACTATAAAACTGCAACAATTAACATTACCGATGCTTCTGGTACAGGTACCAGTCTACTTAAAAATATAAGTAATGTTAAAATTTATACTTCGGGTACAGGCTACACAACAGCGGCGGCAGCAAATACCACTGCAACTATAGTAACTACCGGTAATGTTCAACCTACTGCAAATGCATTTGCAAACCTAATATTCAGTAGTAACTCTCTTGTTGATATTGTTATTACAAATAAAGGTACAGGGTACAATACCAACGTTATTGCAAATACAACAATTACTATATCTACTACAGGTAATACCCAACCAACATCTAACGCATCTGCTAATCTCTATTACGCTACCTCTGCTGTTCTAACTCCTGTATTACGTAACGGTGCTATTCATTCAGTTCTTATTGAAGATGAAGGTACAGGGTATAACTCTAACATTCAGACCACTATTTCTGCCATCGGTGATGGTACAGGGTTTGTTGCAACACCGTTTATTAACGCTGCCGGTGAAATAGAAGATATAATTATTGAAGAAAGAGGGGTTGGGTATACCAGCTTAGATATTTCTTTTGCAAGTGCTACCGGCACAGGTGCTGCAGCCCGCGCCAATCTTTCAATTGACGATCTAGATACCTTACAAACAATTGTTGAGTTGTCTGCAATTAGAGGTGGTATTCATGCATTACGAGTAAGTAATGTTGGGTCTGGCTACACATATGCTAACGTTGTAGTTACAGGAGATGGAGATGGTTTTGTTGGGCAACCGATTCGAGTAAATAATACCATTAGTTATATTTCTGTCACTTCCCCGGGTTCTGGTTACAGCAATGCTAATGTAACTATTACTGGTAATGGATCAAATGCTAATGTATCTGCAATTATATCCCCTTATGGTGGGCATGGTAGTGACTCTGTACGGGAACTTCATGCAGATACGTTAATGCTGACTTCAACCATAAATAATGAAAAGAACCAAGGTATTGCTATCAGTAACGATTATAGACAATTTGGTATTCTTAAAGACATTAAGAGGTATGGCTCAGAACAAGATTATGCAAATCCTGCAAATAGTGGTAGAGCATTTGCTAATATTTCTGGTAGTGCTTGCTACTTATTAACTCTTGATACTGTGAGTGGGTTAGCGGCAGATACACTTCTTCAACACAGTATGGGTAATTCAACTCTTAATTTAGAAGTAGTTGAAGTTATTAGTACTTCAAATCAAATACTTTTAATGTATAAAGATACACATGATTTAGCTGTTGGTGATATTTTGTTAGATACAATTACAGATACGGAATATACTATTGATTCAATCAATGCGGAACCTACTATAAATAAATTTAGTGGTGATATGCTATACATCGACAACAGAACAGCTGTTAGTTATAGCGCCCAGCAGTTAGTTACATTAAGAACAGTAATCAAATTATAATAGGTAAGAGATGGCGATTAATTTAAACACCGACCCGTACTACGATGACTTCAGTGAAGGTAAAGAATTTTACCGTATTCTTTTTAAACCCGGTCGTGCTGTACAAGCCCGTGAACTGACCCAATTACAGACGACTCTACAAAATCAAATTGCAAGATTCGGTCAAAATATATTTAAAGAAGGTGCAATTGTAATTCCCGGTCAGCAAATATTTGATAAATTTTACAGCTATGTAAAACTTACCGATAGTTACAATAGTGTATCTTCAGATGATATTATAGCTGACTTAGTAGGTGGTACCGTCATAGGTCAAACAACAGGGGTTACAGCCCGAGTTGTTAATCATTCTGTTTCTGAAAGCGGAGACCCCTCTACAATCTATGTAAAGTATACTGGTTCAGGTACAGATAAAACAACCGCTGTTTTTGCAGATGGGGAGCTACTGACTTTTACGTACGGTGCAAATAGTACAGCTGTATTGCAAGCCGCTGCTTCATCAGCAACTGGCAAGGGCGTTGCGTTTTCTATTGCAGCCGGTGTAATTTTTTGCAAGAATCATTTTGTATATTTTGCAGACGAGACTCATATTGTTTCAAAGTACAGTAATACCCCATCAAAATCTGTCGGGTTCTTAGTTACTGAAAGCATTCTTACACCTGATGAGGATGAGAGCTTATTAGATCCTGCAGCCGGTTCAAATAACTATTTTGCGCCTGGAGCCGATCGATATTCTATAAATTTATCTCTTCAATCAAGAACTTTACCAGAAGCTGATACCGTAGATAATAACTATGTAGAAGTTTCTAGGATAGAAAATGGTGTTATGATCTTACAGAAGTCTGTTTCTGATTATAACATTTTGGGTGATGTACTTGCAAGACGCACCTTTGATGAGTCTGGTAACTATACAGTAAAACCATATGGTTTAGAAAATATTGAACACCTAAGAACATCGGCTGCAGGCGTTAGAGACGGGTTATTTACAGCTAATACTAGTGGAAATGCTGATCTTATTGCCAGTGTAATCTCACCTGGTAAAGCATATGTAATGGGTTATGAGATTGATAATTTAAAAAGTAGATATGTTGTAAACACCAAAGCAAGAGACTTTATTGCAGTTAACAACAGTACAGTTGCTACATTAGTAGGCAGCTATGTTAATATTACTGGTCTTTATTCTGTACCTGATTTAATAACGTTGAGTGCAGTAGACTTATATAACGGTTATACATCTACCCCGGGATCACCTGCAGGTACCAAGGTAGGTACTGCAAGAATTAGATCCATTGTTTATGTATCTGGTTCTGGCATGACTGCTATCTATACTGCCTACTTGTTCGACATTAAGATGTCAACAGG